GCATAGGAGATAGAACATGGCAGATACGACAACAACGGCATATGGCTTAACGAAGCCAGAGGTAGGCGCGTCAGAGGATACGTGGGGAACGAAGATCAACACAGACTTCGACAGCCTAGACACGATCATCAACGCGATTGGCGGTAAGACCGCTGCCGGAACACTGTCGTATGCAGATAGCGCGAAGCTGGTGACGAGTAGCACAGGTGTAGACGTCACTGGGACTTTGACCAGCGAAGAGCTATATATTTCAGAAACAGGTGCCTCAACAACTAACACCACAAAAACTTTATTAACGTTAGATCACTCCCCTTCAACAACTCCTGTTGCTGGTTTTGGTTCAGAAATTGAATTTAAAGGTAAAAACCCAAGCGGAGGCACTTCGGTTTATGGTTCTATAGCTTCTGTTTGGGAAGGTACAACTACTGATCCATCTGGCGGTACATTACAATTTAAAACTGATGGTTATAGCGGTGGTAATACAACGCGAATGACCATCGACAGCAGCGGTAATGTAGACATCACAGGGACTATCACCAGCGATGGGCTGACTGTGGAAAGCAATAGTAACTCTACAGGTGCTATTGCAACACTAAGAAACACTAATATTAGTACAGATGAAAATACCGTAATTGGCGCACTTGTCTTTGATAACAATGATGACAGTGCAAATGCTACTGATGCTGAGATTAGGGGAATGTCAGATAGCACAGCAGGTCGCACAGACTTATATCTTCGGACAGGAGATGCTGGCACACTGCTAGACAGATTGAAAGTAAGATTTAACGGCGACATCAGCTTCTACGAGGACACAGGCACCACGCCAAAGTTCTTCTGGGATGCGAGTGCTGAGAGCTTGGGGATTGGGACTACAACACCTGCAACCAGTATTCAAGTAGTTGAAAGCGGGGGAACGCCAGAAATACGTTTAGCAGATGGCACACATGCGGCTGGTTTAGGTGTAGATACTGTCCCCTTTGTTGGTTCTATTTCCAACACCAGTTTTGCTATTAAGACCAACAACACAGAAGCCATGCTCATCGACAGCAGCGGTAATGTTGGGATTGGGGTGTCAAACCCAAGCAGTTATCAAACAAATGCTAATGACCTTGTTGTGGGCAACCTTGTTGACGCTGGAACGGGTCTTACCATTGTTTCTGGCACTGCAAGTCTTGGCAGTATTCACTTTGCTGACAGCCCTACTGGAGATGATAGTTATCGGGGCTTTATCCAATACGGCCATAGCAGCAACTACATGCGTTTTGCTACTAACGCCACAGAAGCCATGCGCATCGACAGCAGCGGTAACTTGCTGGTGGGTAAGACTGCTCAATCAGTGGATAGTGTCGGAGGGGAAATACTTCCAACGGGCATAGGTCAATTTACAGTTGATGGAAACTTTGCGGGGCGGTTCACAAGGCAAACTAGTGATGGCGACATTGTTGTGTTCCGCAAAGGAACGGGAACGGTGGGGAGTATTGGGACTAACTCCAACGGCAACTTTCAGTTGTATGGCACAGCAGCGTCTCATGTTGGTTTGCAGTTTGGCTCGCCTAGTATTTTGCCTATTAATAACTCCGGTGCATCTGCAGATAATGCAGTAGATTTAGGTGATAGCAATGTACGCTTCAAAGACCTCTACCTGTCTGGCTCTATTCACGGTGATGTTAAGTTTGAAAATAATGCTGGTACAACTGAGTATGCTAGGTTCGACAGCAGCGGTAACTTGCTGGTGGGTAAGACTACTACTGCTTTATCAACTACAGGCTCTTATATTGCAGCAAACGGATTAACCGCACTAACTACTGACAGCCAACGTCCATTGATACTTAATCGCAAAACAAATGATGGCGACTTGATTGAGTTCAACAAAGACAGCTCTACTGTGGGGAGTATTGGGACTGATTCTGGCTATTTAACTATAGGTGATTCTGACACTAGATTGCTGTTTTTAGATGCAACTTCCACATTAATTCCAAGAAAAGCAAATAATGTAACCAGCAATGGACTTATAAGTTTAGGCGACACTGGGTCCCGCTTCAAAGACCTCTACCTGTCTGGCGGTGTAGTCTTTGACGCTGTCGCTGGTAGCGCTACAAGCAATACGCTGGATGACTATGAGGAGGGGACTTTTACTCCAACATTTTTAGGTTCTACAGGTGGTACGGTAACTTTAGGATCAGCTTTTGATAAGTACGCTTATACTAAAATTGGCCGTATGGTAACAATTACAGGCCGTGTTGATGTGTCTGGAACTCCATCTTTAAGTGGTAATTTATTACTTCAGGGATTACCGTTTACTTCAGGGGATTTGGCAGATCAGGCAGGTCATACAGTTCAATATGGATTTATAACAATAGGCGCATTAAATACAGGCAACCCAATCGTAATTGAACTTCCGGAAAGCGCCACAGAGGCGGTTCTCCGATTGGAAGATTGGACTACTGCCGCAGGTGTTTTGACAGACAATTCACGTATCCAAATGTCTATTACCTACTTCACATCATAACCACCCCTGTTGGATCACAGGGTAGTCAGTCCAACCATCACAGGAGATAAACGATGGCACTAACAGAAGAAACAGTACAAGACAAAATTGAGATCGTATCAGAACACAAAATGATACAGGTGAGAACCGCAACGGTCATCAAGCGTGACGGCACAGAGATCAGCCGTGGCTACCACCGCCATGTAGTTGCACCTGATGCAGACATCACAGGTGAAAGCGCAGAGGTGCAAGCCATCTGTGCAGCCGTACACACCCAAGCGGTTAAGGATGCTTACGCCGCACACTTAGCAGCACAGGAGATATAACAATGGCTATTACTTACACTTGGACTATTCCAACATTGGAACACGAAATCGCTGACGGTGGCGTTTACATTGCTCACTGGCACTGCTCAGGCGTTGATGACGATGGCAACACAGCATCAGCTTATGGCACTTGTGGCTTTACCTATGATGCCTCTGCTGCTGATTTCACACCATATGACGATATTACTGAGGCTCAAGCTCAAGGCTGGGTCTGGGGTCATGTATCACAAGCTGATACTGAAGCTGCTATTGCGTCAAAAATTGACGCAATGGTAAATCCAACGTCTGCAAGCGGGGTTCCGTGGTAGACATAACCTGAAAGGAGATCAACGTGACTGAAGAACAAAAGGTCATTACGATTGACGAAGTAGAATATACTGAAGATCAACTAAGCGACACTGCAAAGATGTGCATAAATCACATCAATTCGCTAGACCAGAAGATCGGCTCTGCGCAGTTTAACTTGGTGCAGCTTCAGATGGGCAGGCAGGGCTTTATGGCCGAGCTGAAAGCCGCCCTAGAGCCTGACGCGGAATAGCCGCGCAGCATAACGAAAACGCTAGGGGCAGCAAAACGCTGCCCTTTTGCGCATCAAATGGTCATGTGTTACACTGCGGCAAGCGCGCAACACCAACGAGGCAACGATGGCTCTGATTAGATTAGACGTACCCGCTGGGGTCTACCGCAACGGCACCGACTTGCAGAGCATGGGCCGCTGGCGCGATGCCAGCCTGATCCGTTGGATCGACGGCACGATGCAGCCGGTCAGGGGTTGGCGTAAGAGATCTAACACGGCAACCGCTGCGATCACGCGCGGCATGACAACGTGGATCGACAACAGCAGCGACCGCTGGATTGCTGCTGGCACGTATAACAAGCTCTACGTCTATAACGAAACGGGATCGCAATACGACATCACGCCGAGCGGCCTGACCGCTGGCCGCGAAGATGCGGTATCGTTTACTGGATACGGCGGCGGCTTATTCGGCAGCTACGCATACGGCGTTGCGCGTCCAGACACTGTACGCATAGAGCCAGCCACGTCGTGGAACTTGCAAAGCTGGGGTGAATACTTGCTGGCCAATAACGAAGACGACGGTAAAGTTTACGAGTGGCAGCTTAACACCGGTACAATCGCCGCGCAGGTCGCCAACGCGCCAGTCAATAACCGCAGCATTGTTGTCACGGCTGAGCGTTTTTTATTTTGTCTCGGTGCAGGCGGCAATTCACGCAAGGTGCAGTGGTCTGACCGTGAAGACAATACAACGTGGACGCCTGCAGCGACAAACGAGGCTGGCGATCTTGAGCTGGAAACAAATGGCCAGATTGTTGCGGGCGTTAATGTTCGCGGTCAGACACTTATCCTAACAACGACGGACGCGCATGTGGCTAACTATATTGGCCCGCCATACGTTTACGGTATTGAGCGTGTTGGGTCATCATGCGGCCTCGCGGCCAACCTTGCATATGCAACGGTTGACGCTGGATGTTTCTGGATGGGCGTGCATGCCTTCTATGCTTACACTGGCGGCGGCGTGCAGGAGATACAGAGCGACGTGTCAGACTATGTATTTAACGACATAAACCGTGGGCAGATCAGCAAGGCGTTTGCCATGTCGAACGGCAACTATGGCGAGATATGGTGGTTTTACCCGTCTGCTGCATCAACAGAAAACGACCGTTACGTCACATATAACTATGTAGAAAACACATGGTCTATTGGCACGCTGGCGCGCACTGCGGGCGCTGATCGGGGAGCATTTCGCCAGCCTATGATGGCAGACCCGTCAGACAAGAAAATATACGAGCATGAAGTTGGGTTTGAATATGGAGGCTTATCTCCATTTGCTGAAACAGGCCCAATCATGCTTGGCACCGGTGACAGGGTTATTAGCGTGACGGAGATGATCCCAGACGAAAAAACGCAAGGCGATGTCAGCGCCACGTTTAAGACGCGCTTCTATCCAAACGGAGCTGAGAGATCATATGGGCCGTTCAGCATGGCAAACCCAACCAGCATGCGCTTCACTGGCCGTCAGGTGCGGATGCGCGTTGACGGGGCAAGGCTTGCCGACTGGCGCGTTGGCATAAACAGGCTGGACACTGTTGCTGGTGGACGTAGATGACGCAGCAGTACCGCGCACCAGAGCCGCAGGGCGATGACTGGAAGTCATGGGC